CAACAGTCGAGTTATCCGAAGCCAGAGGAGTCAAGTCAGCGATATCGACCTGAACGTCCTTGGTAGGAAAGGTCATAACATCACCGAAGATGGTCTGGTTAACAGATCCAGGCATCAGTTCCGTGGTTTCGATGGTCTTGTCGAATGCACGACGAACACCGACCTCACCGGTCTCAACTCGAGTACAAGCAGCAGTCGTAGCCATCAGACCAGCGAGCACAGCAACCTTAGCATAACGATTCATAATTTACTTTTCCTTTAGAACAAGACAACGATTGCAACAGCAATCAGGGTCGCCAAGGTAGCACAAACAAAACTATACCCCAGCACCTTGGCAAGCTGAAGTTTTTCTCGGCCACTCGCAGCAGTGAAACCTTGGATTGCAAGGAACACCATTCCAAAGATGGCCAGAAACGCGAAAATCATTTTACTCATTCTATATCTCCTTGTACATCACTTATTAGATAATGGCAACAGCTATTAGCCAGGACCACTTCCGTTACCCCAAGCCTTGGCAGGACCAGTGTAACCAGTCTCTTCCCAACGCTTATCGATGCGAGCTTGAACTTCATCAAAGTGCAGAGGCTCATAGTTAGTGTGCTCAACCGAGACACACAGGTAACGAGGGTCGATCTGATCCTGTTGATATTTTTCAGACCATTTCCATATATCAACCGTCCGCATTATCTCATTCGCATGCAGGTGACCATGCACATTGACCTTAAAACGCTCAGTCACACAGTCAGGATGCAGAGGGATATGAGACAGGATGAACTTATCCACGAACACCCGAACGCCATGGATCTGCTCAAAGCCAACCTCAGCGTACTGCTTGTCCTTGAAGATGTCATGATTACCACGAATCAGGATCTTGCGACCGTTCAGGCGACTCACCAGATGCAGAGACTTCTGGTTGATAACAACATCACCGAGGTGGTAAACAGTATCACCAGGCTTGACCTTGGCGGATCATAGTCTCATCCATTTCCTCCGTAGAGGTGAACGGACGCAGAGGACTACCATCCTCGAGCTTGAACTTTTCCCATGAGTTCGTATGTCCGAAGTGCGTATCGGAGATTACGAAACGATTTACAAACTTACTCATTACTTCAAAACCCTTGCTTTATGCATCGCACTGATATAACGAGCATTGCAGCCATTGTCACGAACACGCTGTTCTGCTTGTTGAGCAGTATCTGCCTCTACAAGAACATAACCACGGTCTGTTTGACTGTAATCAATGCGTACTACCCAATACTCAGTCGACATATGCTTCAACCTTCTTCACACGCTTGTAGACAGCGCCCTTGCCCTTCTTGGCAGGAACGATCTTAGGAACGTTAACCCGACAGCAGCGAGCGATCGGGTTACGTTTCTTAGGAGGCTGTCTCTTTTTCATATCTTCTTATACGATGTTTTGAAGAAAAGGACAACAGTTAATTTAGGTGACGTACAGCGTGGTCTGCTGCGTGGCTTCCTTTACGGCAACACTCGACTTGTGCTTCGGATCTGGGTTGATGTCGAGGTGGATTTCCATCCTACGCTCGCCGAGAATATCAACGATCTCTGTAGCAGCAGCAACAGCCATCTGGACCTCCATCAGCAGACGCTGCTTGAGGTTACCATAGTCGGGCATGTCAACTGATTCGTGGAACAGTCTACAACCCTTCTTAGAATCCATGTGAACGATCACAACTGTGGAATACTTCGCATACCACATCTTGTTCTTTCTGAAACGAATCGAGTCACAGCCAATGTAGACTGATGAACTCGGACTAGAATCTAGAATCGCCTGCTTTGCTTTTTCAATCATTGTACTCACTCAATATGGAGGACCGGGTGAGAATCGAACTCACTCTCTTTCGAGGCCTGGGATTTGCAGTCCCGCGCGTTACCATTCCGCCACCGACCCATGGTACTCCTAGAAGGATTCGAACCTCCAACCTGGCCCTTATGAGGGGCTAGCTCTACCATTGAGCTATAGGAGCATTATGTTGGCGCGCCGTGCAGGACTCGAACCTGCTACCTCAAGTTTAGAAGACTCGCGCTCTATCCAGGTGAGCTAACGGCGCATTAAACTATGTATATAAAAACCTTAGATAACCTTGCCTTCCAGCGTGAAATAGTTACGAGCACCATTCTCACCGTAGTTGAAGACGAGCAGACCATCGTTCTGAAAGATCTGCAGAGGAGCTTCACCACGAGGATTGTAAGCGCCACCAAGGCGCGAGAAGTATTCTTCGACAGTGTAGTTCTTGATCAGGGTCGAGAGGAACTTAGCCTTGGTAACAGGACCACGATGCTTGAAGCGAGCAACGAACTTACGCTCGGTGCCAGTGTTGTAGTGGAGGTAACCACCGTGATATTCGAACTGGGCTTTAACAAACTTGGTCATCTCTGTGTTCCTTTTTCTTCACTCTATATCTCCTTATAGGACATATTTCGAAAAAAGGCAACAGTTATTTTTAAAAAGTTTTGATGGCAGCCCCCGCACCGCCCCATCAAAGATCATACGATCTTACCCACACCGAGTACTGGCAGGTAGCCTCGGCAGACCAGAAAGTCAGCAGCACGTCTGTTCGTAGATGTGCTGCCCTGCAGACTTTGCAACTTTAACGGACTTTGTATGAAAGGGGACATGGTTGAGAATCTGAACCTTGTATCCCTTAGGAGCGCTTCTGACCGTGATGACAGTATCCTGTCTCACATGGTCGTACAGCGTGAAGTACACTTCGCATGTCACTTCGTCTCTGTGTCTAATCCATTCAAGCATTTACTATCAATACAGCTGAATGAGTTAAATGTCAACTACTTCTTGCGACCGATGTTGTATTTGGAGACGAGCGTCCATTGATCCTTCTCCTTGAACGGGAGGATCTTGACCTGGTTCAGTGGTAGGCGTGGCTCTGCAACTTTCTTATCGTCAACGATCTTCACAAGACCCCACTCTTCAAGGAGCTTAGCGATTGTGTTCCTACGACCGATATCATCATCGGAGAAGTTTGCAGGCTTGCCATCAAGCATGAACAGTTCTTTGAAGTGGACAATGTAGTACTTGCCCTGCTTGTGAAGAATGTGACATGATTGATACAGCGTCTGGTCCTTACGCGATGCAACTCCTACTCTAGTAAGAGTTTCTTTGACCTTTAGGAAGTCGTCCTGTTCACCGAGGCGAACCTCGATCAGACTATCTACTAAACTCATTGTATTCCACCTTTATTATTTTTATTCTTTATAGTTTCCAATTGTTGTTTAGTAAGTAGAGATAGTGCTTGAACTGCCTTTGCGTAGTTGTACCCATAGTGTTCCATAACTAACTGTATATCACTATCATCGTGCTTTTTAGCCCACTTACTGAACCTCTTTCGAGGCGTAACAGTATTTATCAGATAGTGATATTGTAGCAACCCGTCCATGTGGTGCATCATGTTGCAACGGTTAGCGGCAAGGATAGTATCAGAGAAGTATGACATCCCTCTGTTGACTACGAACGGAACATACTTCTGCTCTGCTAGAGCATCCTGCATGATATCCTTGCCACTGTTGATTGAGTTGATGTAGTCGAACGGGTTCATTACTTGAACTCGCAGTCGATCATCACCTCCAGAAGACACGCCGTGTTGTTGATCTCATGGTCAGCAACGAATGCAGCCTGGTACTGATACTTAGCCAGGATGAGAACAAGTTGGGGAACAGAGTGTGCCTGGAAGTACTTTGCAGCGTTGTCGTAGAACTCACGATACAGAGCAGCAGTGTCGGTGTCCGAATGTTCACCAACCCACTTACGAACCTGACTAAAGTTCTTGTCCTTCATTGAGTCAAGAAGCTCCTTGATAGCTTCCTGCGTAGTGTTGACAAGGACACCAGAGTCGATCTTACCAGTAGCAGAGTAACGCTGGAGCTCGTTGATTAGACGGCGCCAGTCAGGCAGATGCTTCTTGAGCAGATGCTTCTTGAGGAGCTCTGCCACAGCAGCCTTCTCAAAAGGAACGTTTTCATTGTCAAGGATAGTCGTTGCTCTTGTCATCATCTGCTGAGCGAGATGGGGGAGATCCTTCTTCGAGAACTTGAACTCGACGATCGAACAACGAGAGTGTAGAGGCTCGATGATTCGATTGACAAAGTTGCAGGTGAGAATGAACCCACAGTTCTTCGAGAACTCTTCCATGAAATTACGAAGAGCGGGCTGTGTTGAGTTTGCGTTCAAGTAGTCAGCCTCATCGAGGATGACATACTTCCTCCCTCCACTAAGTGACATTGCAGATGCAAACTCAAGGATCTCATTACGCAGGGTGTCGATGTTTCCATTCATCGATCCATTAACAACGAGATAGTCACAGCCCAGCTCTTCGAGCATTGCACGTGCGATGGTGGTCTTACCAACGCCCGCGCTCCCTGCCAGGATCAGGTTGGGCACATTCTTCTGGTCAACGAATTGCTGAAACGTGGCCTTTAGCTCGGCCGGAAGGATAGTGTCAGCAACGGTCTTGGGACGATACTTTTCGACCCAGAGAAACTCTTCCATAATATAACTCCATAATAAAGGGGGGCTTATTAGCCGACAGTGGAGTGTGCGTCAAGAACAATCCAGTATTCAACGTCTTCGCCCTTGAGGTGAGCGAACCGGTCCGTTATAGTCACATTATAGTCACAAGTCAACAGCTTAAGTTTGTCTGCCGACATAATAAGTCTGAACGTCTTGTCAGTCTCACCAACCTCAACGCGGTAAGACGAACTCGAGCTGTTCTTCGAGTCACTAGCTTCCAAGTATACAACACCACCCTCACCGGTGACAGATACTTCGGGAGCTCCGATCATGCTAAGAGCCTTCAACGTGCGTTGAAGAGCGTCAGCAGTCAGCTCGAATTGAACGACAGGATTGTCTGCGACTAGCTCCTTATCAGGAGCAACAACGATAACGGCAGGATCAGCATACAGGTAGTTGATCTTCTCCTTACCTGAACCAATCTTTACGGATCGCTCACCAAAGTCCAGCTCGGCGCTCTCGAACATCGTATACGCACCCAGGAACCTCATCAGATCGTAGATAGCGAACTCTCTATCGAACGTTGTAGGAACAGTTGCCTTAGCCAAGATAGTCTTGGCAGGAGAGATGGTACGAATAACATTCCCTGGCTTAAACTGTAGGGAGGGGTTGATCATCGAGAACGCCTTGAGCGTCTGGATAGTTTTCACATCAAGCATCATATAATATTATCCTTACTTCTTCTTCTTCAACTTCGAAACGTCTGTCGTAGCCGAAGCTCCGATCTGTGCAAGGTCGACCAGCGATCCACCGAACACATACGAACCAACGTGCTGCAACTTCATCCATGGGCACAGCCACACCTTCATACCGGCATGACGAACCCACTGACAGAACATATAGTCTTCCGACAGATAGCGGTTCGAGTATTCACCCTTGACGATACCAGAGCGCTTATCACCCAGGAACGCAATAACCTCTTCCTTGGTAGGATTAGGATTCTTCTCATAGAACGCTGTGATTTCAGGCACAAGATTCTGAGACTTATCGTCGATCAGAGCATCGAAGAATGCCATGATCTCACGTGTGCCATCGAAGTGCTCGGTGCGAACGTGATCAGGCTTATACATCATCTGAGGGTAGGTCTCTTGAAACTTCTCAAATGTGTTGCGGCGGATCATCATGAAGCCAGTGCCAGCTTCGAGAACCTCTACAGGCTCACCGAGAGGGATCTGCTCCTGACCATTGGCAGGATTGAACACATAGTCACCGACGAAGTTTTCCAGGTTGTTAGGATCTTCATCAGCAAAGCCCTTGTTGACAGCTGCGGTGATCTTCTCCCATGAGATGCACTTCTTAGGATATGGACCAGCGAGGATGTCGTAGTCGTCCTGTGTATGATCAGGGTTCTGCAGAGCAAGCAGAGCGATCACATCGTGAGGGTTGAAGCCGATGTCAGAGTCGATGAACATCAGGTGAGTATCACCCGAACGCATAAACTCGTCAGCGCAATAGTTACGAGCACGAGTAATCAGAGACTCGTTAAACAGGAAGTAGAACCTTACCTGAATGCCGTAATGAGTGCATAGTGCTGAGAGGTCAGCAATCGAACGAGTGAACATACCTGCACACTGTCCACCGTACATTGGAGCTGCTACGAACAACTTACGCTGCTTGAGCTCCTCTACTGGAACCTTAATCTCAATTCCCATTTGCTTCATCCTTTACTTTGCGGGGACGTCCACGTCCTCGTTTTACT